GGATTCTTTGGAAATGTAGCATGATTCAGATCCGAAATCATGTTAAGCGATGTCTGGAACCACTCCCTTCCAAAGAACGGAAGCTGTCGCCTTAGGCATGCTTGCTAATGACAAGCTGTAAGAAGCAGAGTATTGTGCTCCCGCAAACGAGTGAGATGGGTGAGGGCTGGCATGTAGGCCAGTGTTGAAGAAGTTACACGCACGGCTTAGCGTGCGGATGGACCAGTGCTTATGGCATTGGAATAACATAGCGAAAGGAGCTGACGAAATTATGGTTACTGTGACTAGCTCGAAAGCGTACCTGGATTCGTTGACGCCGAGTGCCAAATCGCGAGTAGATAGTCACGACCGGAGAGTGCTACTTGGCGATGACACCGACTGGACAACACCTCTGATCCCTAGCATCGGGACTCCAGAATTATGGAGAGAGCGTAGAATCAAGGAAATACTGCCGCAAGTAATGTCTCCGAGTTATCCATGGCTTAATGAGATCGAGAGGGAACAAGCTGAAAAGATTGGCCCTATGTCGATTGTGTTGCCTTGGGATGAACGTGTGGCTGATGTCGACCGTTACTTCCATCAGAAGAATGTGGCGCTGAACGAACATCTACGGGCAGCATTTGATATCCTAAGCAAGATAGTACCTCGCAACTTAAAGCCTTATACAGTAGGGGCCGCATTCAATGAGATGCCAAAGGCAACGAACTTGGGTGCTCCGTTGTTTACAGCGGACAAGCGTTACCGGATCAGCGTGCTTATGATAGCGCGTGAGGTGGCAGCGAGTAATTATGAGGAGTATAGTAAAGACGACCCAGCATTACTGTATTGGAGAGGCCAATCTCGTGGACTTAGAGAGACTCCAAAACAGCGAGTTGTTTGGGGCTACCCGCACTGGATAACAGTGTTAGAGCTAATGCTGCAGGAGCCACTGTTAGCAGAGCTTCGAAAACGGCCGGAGTTCGCAGCTTGGGTGTCGTCTGAACGCGTCAATGGTGTAGTAACAGCCATGCTCCGAGACTCGTTGACACCTTTGCTGAGTGTTGATTTCTCAGGTTTCGATGCTTCGGTGCCTGAAGTTCTGATTCACTTGGCTTTTGAACTCATCAGACTTAGTTTTGATGAGTCGGCTGCCAAACTCATTGACCTCGTGGAGGAACGCTTCTTGAACATCCGTCTTCATACGCCAATTGGAGAATGG